TTTTCTTGGCAGACTTACGATTAAATATACCACGTTCTCCTGATTTAGATTCATACAAGGCTAACCATTCTCTCATAAATGTACCCATGTCAGGTTTACCTTTGTAAGCAACAGAGTTGTTAGCCAATGCTCTATGTCCTTCATTCTCCCACCATGAGCCTGACTTTGCGTGTCTCATTTGGTCATCATTAAGATTGGATAGTGATATAAGAGCAGAACGTCTTACACCACCAACAACAACAACTTCGCCAATCTTACACATAATATCATGACACTCAATAGGATATAGTCTTCTACCTGCTGCCTTTTTAAATATAGCTATGCAGAAGTTATATAAGTCAACTAAAGGTTGAGGACCTGATGCCCTGCCACCAAAAGTTTTTAGTCTTGCACCTGCAGGTCTAACCTGTGATACATCGAGAGATGGTATCTGTCCTACATACAACATAGCAATAAGTTCTCTCAATGCCTTTGCCCACTCAGGTCTGCTATCACCTACCTTGATAACTGTTGTGCTATTCTCAAAGTGTTCATTAACAATAGGTAACTTATCTACATTTTCTCTTTCAACAGAGAAGCCTACACCTGTGCCACACATAAGTATATACATACATTCGTCAAAGGAACGTGGACTATCAACAGGTATATAACTACAATTATATCCTGCAACATGACATCTGTCTAAAGCAACACCTGCAGTCATCAATGCCCTCATACTTGGCATAACACCAAGAGATAGTATGGAATCATTAATCTTCTCTCTCAATGCCTTTGTTAAAACATAACCATGCTTTTTCTTTAAATGCTTTTCCATGTAGTCAAAGTATCTGTCTACAGTTTCTGTCCAAGTTTCTCTTCTCTCATCTTCTTCTCTCCATCTTGCATAGCGAGACAATGCAATAAAATTTTGATAATCTGTGGGTAGGTAGTTTCTCATTTATCTCTCCATTAGTACCTTTACTTGTTTAACTGACACACCATCTATGTCATAAAATAATTCTCTTGTGTAGTCTTCAAAATCTTCTCTGACATCACCATCTGAGGGAACAGGATATTCCTCTTCATCTACTTCAATAGTAATCATCATCTTAACTCGTATCATCTTCTAGTTCATCTATTAATTCATTGAGATACCATTGTGCCTTCTTTAAATCTTCAACACCATTCTTATACCTGTATCTCCAAAGGTATTTCATAATATTACCCTGCAAGTAATACTGAAATCCATCATCCGTCATAGCTTTGATAGCATCAATGCATTCAACACCTGACTTGTTATAGTGAGGTGGGTGATTAACCATATCCATTATTTCTTTGTGGTCTGATTGTTCCTGTGCTTGTTTTCTACGCATCTCTCCTACCTCTCTAAATTTTTTTGTTAAAGCAACGTCATATTGACCCATGATTATTCCTCAGGCTTAAAAGATACTACCACCACGTTGTCACGTTTGTCAACAATCTTTGGCTTATTTTGTTTATTATATAATTCATCTTCTTTTTCTAAAAACTTTATTGCTCTTTGTCTTAAATATTCATCCTTTTCCATCAAAGGTATACTTGCACATATCACTCTACAAAATTCTAATACTCCATAATAGTCATCATCACACAGAGGATTATCTGCAGATGAAATAACAGAGACATCTACTTCTCCTGTCCATCTTCTGTCTTCAGTCATTGTAGGCTTTACTTGTATAATAAAATCCTCAAGATTTAATTTATCTTTTATTGTCATGCTATATTTATAATAGAAGGGTGTTTGTTTTTACCCTTTTCTTTTATCCATTCCTCAGGTATAGTTGTATCACTATACTTAAAACCATTTTTGTCGCACCATTCTGCGTAAGTTGTTTTAGAACCTGTGTATAATTTATTACTACTATTACCAAAAACAAATCTAATATCAAGAGAGGGATGTTGTTCTTTTATAGCTAATGCTCGTGTTCTTTCTCTTGCTTGAAAAAAACCTTTGGCTTCAATGATTATGCCATTACTTAGTATAAAATCAGGCTTATAGGTACGTTGAGTTAAATGAGACCATTTAATTCTAACAGTCTCATATTCAAACTTAACCTTTTTACTTTTTAAGTCTTCGGCTATGCCATGCTCTAACGCACCTCTAAAGCCATCTTTTAAATGTGCTATTGTTGGCACTAGAGTATTCTTCTCCATCCTGAAAAAGGATTAAATTCATACTCTGACCTACTATAATCATAGCCAAGTGCCTTCATCTCTTCTCTTACTGCTTCGTCTGCTAACTTCTTATTTTCCATAGCTTCACGTAAGCCTTTGGTCTTCATTTCACGAAGAGTCTTTTTAGCTTCGGCTAGTTCTTTTTCCATATTAGAAATGTCCTTTTGTAATTCTTCAATCTTCTTTACATCTGCCATTATTTTACACTCCATATTTTTTTTGCTTCCTTTACCATGTCCTCTGACCATTCCCATTTGTCAAAGTTAGGATACAACATAGAAGCCAACTCATGCTTATCATTACTGATAGACAAAAACTTTTGAATACTAAAAGCCACCTTTTTCAACTGCTTTTTATATGCAGTTAGTTTATCTAGGGTATATACTTTGTGTCCTTTTGGACTAACAAAGAATAAATCTATACCCTTGTCAGGATATGCCATAGAATATAATGCCATCTGTCTTTTCTGTGCTTCTGTAGGTTTAGATGGCATCCTATTTGTAGTTTTTAAATCTACTATCTTATCTTTAAATAAGAAGTCTACATATCCCATAATAGGAATTGGTAAATCCTCAACTTGAACTTCCACTTTTTCCTGATAACTTTCAAGATTATCGTACTTAAAGTTCTTGTCGAGGATAGTACCAAAACTACGAAGAGCATCCTTTTCTTTCAAGGTCTTCCCATCATTCAAGTCAACTCCTGATTCGCAACACAATGCAATAAACTTGCTATCAAGAGCTTGGAAATCAAAGAAACCTTTCTCATACTTGTCAGCCAAGACATACTCTTCTGTAATACCTCTTATGGCACTAGCTCCACTAGAAGACCTAACACCAAAGAGATACCTCATTGTCCACAACGACATATCAGAGATGTACGTATTAATACTGCTAGGAGACAGATAATTAATGTTGTGGACTTTGAAGGGGTCGTTACTTTTCACTAACTAGCATCTTCCATTTTAACGTCAATGAAAGAATCTACAGTTCCCATATCTTCTACATTTACTTCCTTCTTAACTTTCATATCCCACTCATTAAATATATAAGTGTTATAATTATCAATCCAAGCCATGAAGTTAATAAAAGTTTCTTGGTCATCTTTAGAAACCTCTACTGTGTCTTGTAAATCTAAAGTATATGTAGGTAAGTAAAAAGAATTACCATTAGGAAGTTTCCTTTCCTCAGTATTCAAAACAATAGTATGCTGAACAGGTAGTCTCTTAACTTGAGAAAACTTTTTAAAAGGCTCACCCATAGTCTTAAATGCATCTCTATTGTCTATCTCCCAAATAAAAGGAATGCTATCCTTCTTTACTTTACTGCCTGTGTCATCAACTGCACCAACCAAATCAACTGTGCCAAATATAACACGAACTCTTTTGATTTGTCTGATAACATCCTGTGTTTCTACAGGCAAAGCCTTAAAGTCTTTAATAAAACCTGAAGGCTTACCACAATTAAACTTACCTTGATTGTCTTTTAAATCAACATTCAAGTTGTCTGACATTATGGTTTTGTGATATACCCCCAAAGGCTCTCCTGCCTTTGCAGACATATTCTTTACAAACCTTTTATACATAAATCTCTGTATAAATGGTCTAATCTTTGCTGAAGTAGCATAAATTATCTTTTCATCAGGCACTTCTAACTTGTAAGTTCCACCTTCGACTACTTCTACTTTAGTCTTTTTACCATCAACCTCTGCACTACCCATGATAGGAGTGTGATTTATTCTAAATCTTGGTAGAGACTTTGGTTTATTATCTGAGGTGGTATCATCACCTGCCATGCCCATAGCTTTTGCCATGACTGCATAATTATTTGTATCTATAGTTGTTACTTCACTATTCATTTATGTCTTTCTCCTTATTAACAAAAGTCTTATTGTTATATCATACAACATCTTTTGTGTCAAGCCAATTATTACCTATTTTCATATCTAATTGTAATGGCACATTAAAATTTATACCAAATTGTGCATTAATTATGTCTCTTAAACTAGAGTTAATACTTTTTAAGGTATATACAACTAAATTTTCTTCATCAGGATGTACATCTATGACTATAGAATCATGTACAGTATTAACTATACAGGATTGTGCATCTTGTAGTCTCTTTTCTATCTCTAGTAATACAACAGGAACAACATCTGCAGTTGCAAAACTTTGAACAGGATAGTTTTTTATCTGAGTAAAGTGTGATACCTTACCATATACATTCCTCTCTACATCAGGAAAAGAAAATTGTCTTCCTGATGGTGTGGTAATCTTGCCTGTGCTTATAGCCTCTTGAGCCAATTTGGAATGCCATAATGCGATTTCCTTGTACTTCTTTGTGAACATCTTATAATACTGTGCTTCAGCATTCGTTCTCCCAAAGCCTGTTGCTCCGTAGAGGGGTGCAAAGGTATGAGCTTTCGCTTCTTGCCTAGTAGTTTTCTGCCCTGCATCACTAATAACACGAGCAGTATAGCTATGCACATCAAATCCATCTTCAATCTCCTTCATTGCTATTTTGTCTTGAGACAGGTAGGCTGCAGTTCTAAATTCTAATTGTGCAAAGTCTGCCTCTAGTATCTTTCCACCTTCCCATCTTGATACAAATACTTTCTTTACAGGAAACGTACCACCTCTAGGCATATTCTGCATATTAGGGTCTGCTCCACTAAATCTTCCTGTAGCAGTTCTATGTTGTAATAGTCTAACATGAAGTTTGCCATCAGGTTTTGTGTAAGTATTTATACCATCAACAAAAGATGATAT